CCTTGCCGCGCCACGCCCAGCCGAGCCAGGCCGGGCCATGTCAAGCCGCGCCACGCTGTCATTCCTCCGTATCCTTTGCTGTTAAATCGATCACATCTTTGTGCCACGCGGTCGTTACGCGGGCCTCTTTGGCTGGCTGGGCTTTGTAGTGCTTCGGACGGTTCTCCCAGGTCACGAGCCAGTCGCCGCGCAGCAGGTTCGTGCCCTGCTTGGCCTTGACCGTTTTCTCAACGACCTTCTCGGCTGCGTTGATTGCCTTGACATCTTCGGCGTGCTCTCGCAGGTACGTGAGCGCTTCGATCAGGGGCGCGTCATTGAACACCTCGACGCCCTTACCGGTCATGCACTCGGGGCAGCACAAAGAGTCGAAGCCGCACCGGCCGCACTCGGAGGCGTCGTTGAGCTTATCAGGCGGGATTTCGGCGAGCACGTGCTCGTTGACCGTCGCAGCCTTTTGCAACAACGTCTCAGCGAAGGCCATGTCCAGAGCCAACGGGATCACCTTGATGTCGAACAGGTTCTCCTTGTTGATGAACAAAAACCAACCTTCGTCGAAGTTGCTGGCCAGCATATAGACCGTCAGTTGGGCGATGTAGTTGCGCATCCACCACATAGTGCGCATACTGTCCAGATCGCTCAATCGCGCAAAGATATGGGCGGCAGCGGTCTTGACCTCACACGGGCCTTGCGTGACCCAGTGTCCCCCGCTGCCACCCTCAAGCACTTGTAGAAACCAGTCAGGTCGGTAGCCGATCTGGTACTGGGTGATGAGCTTGTCGTTGACACTGATCTGCGGTATGACGATGCGCCACTGTGGGCAGCACGCCATGCCGATGCGGTTGTATAGTGTTCGGCAAAGGTCCTCGAGCTGCTTGCCGGTCTCCATGCGGCCTTGTGCGAGGACCGGCCAAGAGCTGGCCTTCTGGCCTTCGGTGCGGTAATAAAAAAGCTTGCGCAGGCACGCCTCACCGAGTCGGCTCGCGTAGTTACTCGCGGCATTCTTCGGCGGCTGGGGCTGCATAGCCGCTGCAATATCGTTCATCAGGTCGGGTGTCATCGCGTTCTCCTTTGCTAAATGGGTTCGGCATCACCATTTTGCTCCTGTAAGACGTGTGCTGCAATCATGGTCTCCGCTTGTGCTGCATCGATCTGCGCGAACAGCGATCGCATGTGATCAGCATGTTTAGCCGGGTCTTGTGTGTTATCGGTTACCAGTATGGCCAACGTAAATTGTGTTGGCGCGTGCTCTAAGTACCACGTTACTGCGCCGGTACGCAGCAGCTCAACCGTACAGACTACCTGCAACGGTTGCAGGCTCGCCCACTTGTCCGCCAGCTCGCGGGGGATGTCGGTCTTACCTCTGAACTTCTCCGTTGATCTGTGGATCTGTGTGTATCTATAACAGTCAATTTCCATTGCCTGCTCCTTGTAATTGCTTGGCCATGTCACGCGCCGTTTTCAAGGTGCTGCCGAGCCACTTACCGCTAAGCTCGCGGATCGACTTGCCGATGACACGTTTCTTATCCTTCTTGCTCCAGAAGCTGCTCAGGTTGACGCATATCTCCCGGCAGTGCTGCTCTTTCGTATACTCCGGGCCGGTCAATTCGGGGTCAAGCTCCACAAGGCTGTGGCCCTTCTCATCCTCAAACACAACAAGCATGTTGGCCCCGGCGAGCGCCAAGATGATCTCAGACAATTCCTGCCGGGCCTCGACGTCTTTTTCCGACGTGCCGCCTTCGCTGCCCTTGGCATAGTCGTGGGCTTTGGTCTTGCCGGCGTCTTGGCCGGTCTGCCCCATGAGCGACTTGAATCGTTCGACCGGCACGCCGCCGCGTAGGCCGAGCAAAGACTTGATCCCTGCGCCACGAAAAATGTGGTAGGCAGCCTGTCGCACGTTAGTCTCGTTGACATCCTCGACGGGCCGCAACTCGCCCTTGACGACGCCAACGAAAGGCTCACGCGATGAGTACTGGCCCTGGATGAAGTAACGTCGCGGTGGCATGACTGCGTAGCCTGTATAGATGTAGCGATAACCCTCACCTTTGCTGTCTTTCCACGTTTCCTTGTTGAATGCGGCGTCCTCGAATTGAATCGGGAAATGCCGTGCAATGCGTTCGGCTCCCGAACTGCTTAGGCATGCCTGGGCATCAGCCCCGCTGCCGAAGATATGCCAGTCTTCAGGAAACGTGCAGGACGCACAAATCTTCCAAACGGCGGCGTTAAACCGAGTAGCCAGTTCGGCCGCTTGCTCGGCGAGCAACGTCATTTCAAGCGGAGCGCTGACGAACTCCTGTCGAACGAGTGCGCTGCTTTCTGTCTCTACCGGCTCAGGGTCCGGCACTTCTTGGGGGGTTGCTTTCGTGTTGGTCATGGCTGTTCTCCTTTCAAGATTTGCTCGATGCGGGCGGTGACGAGTTGCATATATTTTTCTTGGCCGTAGATGGTATCACACAAGCTCAGAAAGTCATTTATCAGCGGAGTCAGCGCGATAAGGATTTTGGACATCGCAACAGGAGACAAACCCAGATTCGGTCGCGTGTAAGACATCGCACAGTAAATCAATGCGCCCAAGTCGGCCCACTGCTCATCTTCCAGCTCTATGTTCTGCATCTTACATTCTCAAAAAACACGGGGCGATGGGAAGGAAAACGCCAATCTGCCAAAACCCACCGCCCCACTCTGCCCAGTGTGTTGTGTTGTATGTATGATTGCTGGAGGCATCCATGCCGCCCATCCGTGAGCCTATCGTCCTTGTTGCCCGATCCGTCAGTTGCCGTCCTGGCTGTCATCGTCGCTCCATCAGTCGTGTTCGTACCTGGAGGTGGCCGCCGCGATGTCGCGGCCTGCGCCGTTGATCGCGCGACATCCATACAAGGCGACGCACGTTGCCGCCCCGATCAAGAAGGCCAGTGCTGTTATTGCACAGCGAAAGACAACCTTCTTGCACGCGCTCAGCATTTCGTTCTCGTCGTTGTTCCTCTCCATGATACTGTCTCCAAAAAGGGTTAACAGGTCGGCGGGCGGCAGCCGGGCAGGCTCTTGGATGCTTTTGGGGGTAGCTAAGGACTATGAGCTACTCCATATCTGCCCGGCCACCCACGCTCCCGTCGTTATTCACTTGTCAAAAACTACAGGTCATGCTACGAGCGTTGCCCACGACTTCTTGGGCAGGCCGCTGGACGCGACGAAGTCCTTTTTGGTCTCCATCTGCCTTTGGATCTCAGCGGCCAATTCCTGAATTGTTTTACCCGTTTTCATTTGGCGTCTCCTTTTCCGATTGTCGGTTGATGACCACAATTCGTTTTACAGCCTGTTCGACCAGCAACAGGTTGACTCCGCATCGCACACCCTGTGCAAAGACTGCTTTAAGTTCTTCATTGTCGCCGTGTTTGCTTGCAACGATGATTTGATACCATCGCGAGACGGCGACGCCGCAATCCCCAGTGCCGAGAAGCCTCAGAATCTCCTCGACCAGCACAAAGCGGCTCTTGAAGTGCTCATCGCATCTAATCACGTGTCGCATCATCGTCGCACCGCCTTGCGTTTTCGCTTCTTGGCCTTTTCGCGGAGGCCCGATTCAACGTCGGCGCGCACGGCCATGATGTACACGGTCTCCAAACTCAACTGGTACTCCCGCCCACGGGGGACACGTAGGCCGATAGTGCCTGCGGGATATAGGGTCACACTGATCGCATGCGACCTTGTTCGCGGACCTGCGCCCGCGTGCGACGTCTGACTGGCTTCGTTAAGTCGGTCATCGGTGCGCCGCCTCTCTCCGCCGTATAAGCTGGAACACGAGTTCCCACTTCGGCGTGTAGTGGACACCTTGAAAATCATATGCCTCAATGAGGAGGCCGTGCGCGTGAGCCGAAAATGCATTGTACGCGGCATACAGCAGAGCGCGTGCAAACCAGCGGCCGTGCGCCGGGCCAGCATCTTGCGGCCTAGCCAGGTGGATCAGCTCGTGCAGAACCACCATCGGAGAGGTGGCCAGACAGAGGTGGATGGAGTTGTTGTGCTGGCTGCTCCACGGGTTGCGGCGCAGCGACATCTGAACATTGACACCGCTCCGCTTGAGTGACCATCCGAATGCTTGCCCCCACCAGCCCGCGTGCGTCCAACCCGCGATGCGTCGTCGGGCTTCTGACAAGCCCCAGTTGCGTGCAGCCATTTCCTGCATCGCTGCATTCTCGGCTGCGTACACTCGGGACCGCTGAGAATCGCGGCCGTAGCCGTTGTTCGGGTCGTGCGCCCAGACTTGCGGCGGCAATAAGTACCACGAGTCGGCTTTGTAAATCTTCTTGTTCATCGGCGTTCTCCTTGTGGGAAGGCCGGGCGGCGCAGGACGATGCGCCGCCCAGACAAACCCCTAGGCCCCTACAGACCCATCTTGCAGCTGAACGTCGTGGGGAACGCCAGCGGAATGCTGACGTCAACCTTGCCCTTGAGCGCTTGTGCAGTCGCGCCGGTCGGCTTGAGCGTCCGCTTGAGGCTGCGCACTATGCCCTTCGCAAGCACGGCGTTAAGTCCGTCGAACCCTTCGATTCCGTTGCTCGGTCTGAGGTGGACTTCCAGCATGATGTTGCCGTCCGGATGCTGAAGGACCTCGGTGTGGACCTCGCAGTCGCATTTGATCAAAGCCGACAAAGTGGTTTTCGTTTTGCTGCTCTTGATCACTTTGGTTTTGGGTTCCCCGGCAGCATCGCTGCTCGGCACGGTGGCGGGCGACGCGCCCGCTGTTTCCTTTGTTGCCTTTGTCATAGCGTTCTCCTTTCAATAGAGGTTAGCAAAGACAAAGGCCGGGGCGGGAGTCGAACCCGCCCGACGCCACGCGGCCCGGTCAGTTATGATACCCCTCCACCTTCCCAGTAGTCGGCTAACCACGGGAAGCTAGCTGCTGTTTGGAATGTCACAAGAAGGTGGTGTTGCTCCATGTAATCTTTGACCTTGATTTGTAGGCGGTCATTTACTCGCCATACCTTAATCAGGCCACCATCTAGCCACCCAATCGCAAAATGATGGCCCATTAGAAATACTCTAACCGTTTTACTCATGGCGTTCTCCTTTTGAATGGTTGCGCCAGGCCGAGCAGCGAAGTACCCTGGGGTGGGAGTGTCGCCCGGCCCAGCCCGTGAATGTTGGTGGTCATCTGAGCAGCGGACTCGTCGCGTCGTTCCACTCGGCCTCGGCTGCTTCGCGCGTCCAGCCGGTCGCCGCGAAGCCGCACGCACATCGTATCGCATACGAGCCGAACGGCGTGTCTCCTGCGACGATGTCCAAGCTGCCGCACTCCGGGCACGGGGCAAGGATGGTGGTAGTGTGTCTCAACATCGGATTCATGGCGTTCTCCTTGAAAAAGCGACGCGGGCAAAGCCTGAGACTTGTGGATAACAAGATTGGCTGGCCCGCGTCGCGGTTGAGTAAATCGGATTTGTTCTATCTTGTTATCCATCACACTCATATTATCGGCTATATCTGCCGGGAAGCAAAGCACAAAATCCAAAAAAGGCACATTTATTTTGTCGGCCGTAAGTCTTTATGTGGTAAAGGGTTAGGGTAGCAGGTGGTAAGCAAGCCGATAAAATGGGTCAAAAAAACGGGCCGTCTGACTGCAGACGGCCCATTTGGAACAGACGCCGCATGGTGTCGGAGATGTCGCGGCTACTCCTTGGCCGGAAGGCCGCGCAAGGCACGCACGACATTCTCGGTGCGGACGCCGGTATTGTCGCCGAGTATCTTCGACAACTTCCTCCATTCTGTCGGGTTCGACGTCTTGAAGGATTCGAGGGCCAGCACAATCGATTCTGTCGCCGAGTGGTACATCGTCGCGTCACTTTGTGCAGCCGTCAGTTTGGGCTTGATCTTCAGCCATGCACCGAGTACGCCTGCGACGATTCCGGCAACGGGCGTCAGCCACGGTACGAACGGCGACAGGACCGTCAACCCCGTTGCAGCGGCGGAGGCTCCGGTTTCAATCTTGGCCGCTGTGTTGGGGTCGACTTGCACCAGCTTCTCTCCCGTCTCTGGATCAGTCGTCACGCGACAACCGCCCATCAGCGGCAAGAAGGTGAGCAGTAACGCCGCGAGCCAATAAACCATTGTCCGTCTCATGTGTCTTCCTTTCACCAAACCTATAAGAGCCGCCTACGCGGCGGCTATTCAATGTCCGTTGATCACCCTCAGTTCCGCGAGTATCTGCTGCTGTACGGCTGCCTGGGTCTGGAGCGTCTTATCGATGTGTTCTACTTTGTCGCGCACGTGCCGCACGTCCGATTTGATTCCGGCCATGACGATCTGTGATAGCTGGCACTGCTGCGTACCCTGCTCGTCGATGCGGGTGATGTCGCCGTCTTGGCGAGAGTCGCACTCTTCCACGTGGGCGATACGCTCGCCAATGTGCACCGCTACGCCGAGCAAGCCGACGATTACAGCGATGCCGGCAATGAAAGATACGTTGCGTTTGAGTAACCCGTTATTCCTTACCATTGTGCTATTCCTTTCCACTCTATTTGTGTGGCCTCTTATAAGTCATTCCATCCGCTTTCAGCGCCTACGGTTGTCAGCACGCCTTTGGTAAAGGTCAGCGAGCGATTCTTGTATTGCAGGCCAATGCCGCCGCCGCCGCCCGCCTGCAAGGCGGTGATAATGGTGATGGTGCTGTCCTGCCCGGCGGAGCCAGCCATGCTGAGGTTGTTGTTGATCCGCGCGTCATTCAAGACGTACACGTCGGCGACCTCCAGGTCGCCGGTGATTTTTAGATTGTCACGATCATCCGTCGCGTAGCTCAATGAAGCGGTGCCGGGCGAGTCACTGATGATATGGACGTTCGTTGTCATTTTGCTTAGCCACCTGCCAATAGCCTGCGGCACGCCAGCGTACCCGCAGTCAAGCTAATATCGTTCGTCGAAATTGTCCAGTCCCCGGTCAGATCACGCGAGCCGTTTGCGAGCAGATATTGATCATCTAAGACCTTGAGGCCATAGATGGGAACCGGCGTTCCTGAATCATTGCGGCACAGCAGCCATTGATTCGCGCCAGTGGGATAGGTGTCGGACGTAGACAGTACGTATGGATTCCCCGAATCCGAATCAAAGAAAATCCACTTATGCGCGGTCCCGACGGCATCGGCGACGATCTGATACGGCTCATTTTTGTAGACGATTAACCCGGCGTCCCAGCTCACCTTTCCGCCGCCGGCGTCGGCGAAGTCCATGCCACGACATTGCGGTGTATAGATGTACCCGCGACCGAGAGCAAAGGTCGCGGGCCGTCTATTTTCAATCTCGCTCCAGGACGGCGGCCGCACACCGCCCGCGACATCAGGACTGCCGGCGGTAATCAATATGTCCCCCGGGATTTCCGGCGTCTCAGTTGTGGGATAGACATTATCACTGTATTGCATGCCAGTGAGGCGCACACGCGCGTCCTTGGTGCTGGTGAACGCGATGATGCGATACGTTTCTGTTAGCAAGGTTGCGGGACCGATGATGTAGACGTCGCCGTTGGAGGGGTCCGGCGACCACGTGCCGAAAATCTTAACCGTACTACCTGTCACCCCTCGCACACGTTTCGTTTGCAGTGCATCAGCGCCGGCGCTGATGCTGCGTACAATGATCCGGTCGTCACCACTGGCGGTGAACGGCTTGTCGAGCATAATGGCGTTGTCTTGCGCATGAACGACTCGCCCGCCGATGAAATCCGTGCCAATGGCATCGTGTTGTACGTACACGACATCGCCGATTTGACAGACGATGGCTTCAACATCGCTGGTCCACTCGGCCATTTTTTTCACATATCGGTTGTTGCGCAGCATGTGAGCGCCTACCCGCCATGCTTGCGTAGCTCGTGTGCAGCCGACCAAATTCAGTGAGACCTTGCGTGTTACATCTGTAAGCCCTATGTCTCTCGCTCGGACTGTGCTGATCCGGTAGTCCTGTGCGGCGTCGGTGTAGCGGATGTCAACTTCGGCGGCGCGCTCAGCTTGGTCGATAGCGGACATGCGAAACTGTGATTGTAGGACGTTGCTGACATTGAAGACTTGGACCGGCGATCCGGCTTGGTCGATGACGACGCGCCACTTGTCGCCGTTGTTGACGAGTTGGGCGCGGCAGGACGCACAGACCTGCCGCGCGGCGTCCCAGGTACTGGTTTGCCGTTCAAAGTAGCCATCGAAAGTATACCGTGCCTCTGTACCACCGGCTCCGTCGTCAACCAACGCATCGCAGAACGCCGCGAACGCGACGAAATCAGCCAGCGTCAAATCATCAGGGTCAATGCCTTGATAACTGTCTATCGCATACGCTGTGCCGCCGCCATCGCCGGTGATAACTGGTTGAGTGAGGATATCCCACAGGACCCATGCCGGGTTGTTGCTGTACTCGATTGTCCAGCCGCCGTCATACACGCGGACAACGCGGCCCTGTACGACACACGAGAATTGCAGCGAGCCTGAAATCTCCTTCGTGGCCAAGGCTGAGACGCCGACGTAGGCCATGCCGGGATACTCGAAATCGTCGTTGAGAATTTCCCGCACGGCGTAGAGCCGCAGCGAATTGATCGTACCCCAGGCATTGTCGCCGGTCGTCTTGGTGACGCGGATTTCATATTGCGTGCCTTGGTTGACGGTTTGCGATGCTCCGCCTTCATAGCTACCGTCGCTGTCGAACTCGAAAAATACGGGGTCGGTCATTCGTGCCGCGACCTTGCCGTCCAGCAGCGTACCCCACGCTCCACCGACGGGCCTTATTTCGATTTTGAGTTCACACCATTGGTGAACGACATCACCCATATCGTCGGGATAGTAGAGCCCCCTATCGAAAACCAGGATGATTTGCAACTTGTCAAAGTGTTTGTCCGGCGTGGTATACGTCACCGCGCCGTCGGCATTCGTGACTTCAAGATTGGGCCGCAGCTCTACTTTGCAGTGGCTGAATACCTCGGTCTGAACATCCGTGCCTTTGCGCTCGGTTACGGTGACATCGTCGAACTCTGTTGCGGTGCGGCCCTGCAGTTTCGGAGTACCCGCGGCAATCCCCTCGATTGGTCCCTCGCTCAATGCAATTATCGTATCCAAGTTCTGCACGCTGGCTGTAACCATAGTCTCAGGAAAACCGTATAGCGATTGTTGGATCGCGTTGACTTCTAATGTGGTGTTGTCAATCGCGGTCCACGCACCAAAAACATTGCCATACGCTTTTAGTCTGCCGTACGCGCGCGGGAGTGCTGCGCCCTGGCGCTGCATCGTCCCCGGACTCCAACTGAATGCTTGGGACGGCCCGCGTTGCGTGGGCATGTTCGGCGGCAACACGGCATTGATGAGCAGACCGCCACCCATTACCATCGCGCCCATGAACAGAGCTTTGCCCATACCGGCCAAGCCAAAGTGTGTAGCTGCACCTTGCGTTATGACAATAAGCGCCAGCATCGCGCCCATGCGCGCAAGGTCGCTCCCCTTCTTGCCCATGTACGGTGCGACAACGAGATGGTCGCCGGGCTTGGGGACGATAGTGTCGAGCCGGTCGTCGGGCAAAGCAACGCCGTTGAGCGCGACCTTGAAGCTCGCATCGGGCGGTACTTGCAGCGATAGCCATTGGCTCACCGGCTGGATGGTGTACGGCAGCTCGTATGACTTACCCTGCGCATTGTTCAACGGGTGCGACAGCACTGTCAGGCGGACTGGCGGTATCGCGTCGTCGATAATAACCTTCGATCCGTGCATCCCAAAACCTATTGTCCAAGCGTTCGATGGTCACGTGGGTGTTCTCTGCCATGTGCGCGAATGTCTCACAGCCGGGCAGAACCACGCCAACGTGCCAATCTTCCGGATTCAATTCAAAGAGCACCAATGCCCACGCCGCTTTGTCTGTCTTTGCCAAGCCCTCAGCGGCTTTTTCTTGCGACGGCATGCTATAGCCGTGAATTGCCAGCAAGGCGCGTGCCCAGTCGTAGCAATCGTACTGGCCCCACTGGGCGGTCATCAATTCTATCGGCACATCATCCATTCCACACGGCTACAACAAGATTGTTGCTGATGAGTCCGGGAAAGCCACCAAAGTGCTGCGAGTTGCTGAGCGTGCGGCACGTGCTCAATTTGCCGTCGCAAGTCGTCACGGCCCCGGCGTACTGACACAGCGCATCGCCGAGCACGTGGCGGCACTGCATGGCAATGAACTCATTGAGAGGGAATCGCTGCATCGCCAGATTTGCACCGCCCAAGGTGAACTCGACCGTATCCGGTCCCATTGCGTAATTCTTGACGGTGAAATTCACAGCCAATGCAGCATGACTTTCAGTCAGATTCTCGGTATGGACAAAGGTGAGTACAACCGCCGCGCCGATTACATCATCAGGGTCAGTGAGATAAGCACAGAGTACCTGACTGATATTCGATACATTCAGGCTCACTTCGGACAGTTGATCTCGCTGTGAGTTCTCAACGAGCGACACGTCGAAGTTGAACCGGGTGTATGTGTTGCCGCCGTATTCGACATCCTGAGTATCGCGGGCGTAGCGCAGCACCGTGCCAGCGTCATCCGGCAGCGTCATTTGCACAAGCAAGATCCAACCGCCCGCCTGATTGATCAGGTTCTTGGCGGTAACGAGATTGCTCGGTAGCGTTTTCACGGGTTGACCGCCTTCGTGCCTTCAATGTACCACCATGCTGTGCCGTCCGACCAACAGAACCATTCGGTTGCATGGGCACCGTCGTCGTCTACGATTCCCATAAAGCCCGGCCCGACTGCTGCGGGCGTGCCGAATGCGGTGTCCAGTTCTGTATCCGTCGGCGGGTCGGCTACGTCGTCGGTAGCCACTATCGTTTGCACGCCGTTGCGGATCAGCAGGCCATACTGGCCGGTCTGGTCGTAACTAATGACGCCGACAGTGTGCGTGGACGCCCCTGTGATTGCGACTTGTGCCGTATCATTGCCTGCGCACCGCCCGCCGATAATCATGTTGTAGTTGCCGGACCCAGCCTCCCAGATGCCGTAATCTTGCGTAGGGCTGCCGCTCGTGTCGATGCATACGTTGCCGATCAAAGTGTTGTATTGGCACACCTGGCTTTCGACGTCATCGGCCATGACAATACCACATGAGTTCGCGCTGACCTGGCCGTTGTTCGTGCATTGATTATTGCTGATGACGTTGTTCTCGGCTCCGAGCAGGTGGATACCGTGCCGCCCGTTGTTGTAGCAAATGTTGTTCGTGATAATGTTGAGAATTGCGATTGCGCCTTCGCTGGCGTAGTCCGACCCGTCCAAGATAATGCCATCTATGCCATTATCGTGGCATTGATTCTCGGTAACGGTAACGTGGAACGTATTGCCGTGGCCTACAAAAATGCCGCTTAGCTCGTTGTTGTAACAGAAGCAACCACGAATGAGTCCAGCCTGCACCGCGTTGAAATCGATAGCGTGGTCATTGTTATCGTAGCAGCGGCAATCCAGTACGCGGATGTAGCTCGACTCGCCCGGCGACGACACGCCGCCGACACCAATAGCCTGCCCGAGGTAATCATATACACGGCAGTTGATGATATCACAGTGTGTGCAATCGTGATAGAATAGGCCGATGTTACCCACCGTCGTTGTGTCACCGCTACGATTGCCGTCTATGCCAATGTTCGCGATAATGATGTTCGTCTCTGTTTCGGCGTGCAGGCCGTGGTGACCGGTGTTTTTGGTTTTGAAGATGCAGGTCTCCGGGTCTACGCCGATGATCTGGACATTGCTGTCCAAGGTGACAACAGTGTCGATCTTGTAGGTGCCGGGTAGGATTTTCACAACGCCGCCAGGCGTCGCCAGGCTCGTGATAGCTGCCTGGATTTCGGCTTTGTCGTCGGTGCTACCATCGGCGAGAGCGCCCCACCACTGCGGGTACACCAAGCCTTCATTACTGAAGATCACTTCGCCTGTGCCTTCGATTACAAATATCTGCCTGCGTGGCGGTGCGATAATGTGTTCGGGGCTGTTGATTGTCAGGTCGATGCCGGTTTCGATTGTCAACTGACCGGCCCCGACAAAGTGGAGCTTCATGGTGCTTGGCACAGTGACGTTCTCATCGACATCTTGAGCGTCTGGGATCAGCAGCGTCGTCTCTGTCACTCCGATACTGGTCACTGCGTCGGCAATATCATCGTAGTTGCGGATATCGTCCCACGTGCCCGACCACAGTTGGTCGGCATGTGTGCCGTCAGCTTCATGGCCGACTAAGAGCCACGTGTTGAGCTTGCCGCCCCAATCGCCTCTGTCATCATCTGTTGATGGCAAATCAGCCATGAGTTCTCCTTCTATGCGCTTGCGAGCAGGCCGTGGTTTTCGAGCGCAGCCACTTGCCGGTACTCGCCAGTTTGTTCTTTTCCAAGATCACGTCGAGTGGAATATCATTCATCGGTCATTACAAGGTGACAGCAGTGCGCCACGCACCGTTGGCGTACACCATCAAACTTCCGTTTGCCCCTAGGTCAGTATCAACACAGATTGCACCCTCTGTGTTCGGCGTGGGGCTGGTCACAGTCGGCAAGACAAGGCCAGCGTCGCTGATCGTCACGACGCCAGAACTGCTTATCACCAAACGATCTAGTGTATCGGTGCGTAAGTGCATCGCTCCGGCAGCATCCGTATTTTGTATATATAAATTGCCGATATCATTGCGAATGTTGCCGAATGATCCAGCCCCAGCAACCAACCGCACACCGGCTTGATAGCCAGCCTCGCCTGCAATCTTGGCGGTAATGTCCTCACCTGGACCCGCGACATGTAATCTTTCTGTAGGCGTGTCTTCACTGATACCGACATACCCACTTGGCAAGACAGTAACTCGTGTTGTAGAGTTTGTCCTGAGCTGGAGCTTACCAGTGGCGTCCTGATTGCTAAGGACGAGGTCTCCGACTGTATTAAAGATATTGCCATAACCACCCGCACCTGCTGTAAGATCTATTCGAGCTTGCTGGCTGGCAGTTTCACTCCAAATCTTAATTGTCGGATGCTGAGTATCCTTGACTTCCAGTCGGCTCCCGCCACTGGCTCCGCCACCAATGGTCACATCGCCAGTATCTCCGCGAACAAAGACGGCGTTCGCGCCGATGATGAAATCCACGTCCGCCGCAGCCGGATTCACCCAAAACTTGTCCTGCGTCCCATCTTCCACTAGGCGCAGCATCTCCACGTTCCCGACCAGCACGCTTATCTGATCATCCGTGAAGTCGATTTGAGTATCCGCGTCGTCTTTGTGACGAAGGTACTGCTCGATCTCCACCGGATCTTTCAGATACCCGGAGGCATTGAACACGTTCTCCGTGAGGAACGTATTGAGTTCGGTGCCCCATGTGCCCCTGTCACCGCCGGGCGTCGGTAATGTCACGTCACCCATCGTCTTCCCTTTCCATGAACTGCTGACAGATCTTCTTGTGCATGGGAAGGAGCTTTTTGGACTTATTCAGTTGATCGAGTTTCGCGGCGATAATGTCGGCCGCTGCTTGCGTTACACGGATCGGCTTTGGCTTATCTGCCTCATCAGACAATTCCTGACACGTTTTGAGCGTGTCCAGGTCGCCGCTATCCGGCAACAGCGACAGCATGACCAAGACGTCCCTCGCCCCCAAATCAACTGTGATGTCAGCTTCCATAGTAGCCTTCGTTGTACTCGCCGCCGCCGTAGGCCCATGCGCTCGGCGGGTTGGCTTCGATGAAGTCCCAAACGACGCGCCACCGCCGTTGCGGGAGCATGCCACCTTGCGGCAGCAGAGTATAATTGATCGGTGCGGCGAAACGCACGCTTCGCGTTTGCCCATCTTCGGAACAGAACCAATTGAAGTCTTCGCCGCCAAAAGCGGCGTCTTCTTCCTCGAAGAACTGGAGGCTGAGCTTGTCGTCGTTGTCAACTGTGCGATCAATATGGAAGACTCGTGGGCACCACGTCCACCGCTTGCGGGTGATAACAGTGCCGTCTTCCATCGTTGATCGCAGCGTGGGATCACCACTAGCTTTAATGGTGAAGGCTGTTGCGCTGGGGCCGGTTTTGAGAGCGGGGAAATCAGTCATGCTTGTGGCCTCCCTGCGCGCTGCATCGTTTGGAAGATCGGTCCGCGCACACGCGCATCCCGCAGCACAACGCCAGCTACAAGCTCATCGCCGACCATTGATAGGTCGGCGTCCTCGGCTTCAAGCGGCACGTTCGGGGGGTTGGTGATGTTCACAGTTACCTTGCCGCCGCCTCTGGGCGTTACAGTTTCGCCACGCTGCAAAATGGCGGGGTACTCGTCTGCGGCGAGCGTGCCATGCAGGCGCTCTGCGCCGGCGAAGGCACCCTTTGGCACATTGCGCCATGACGATGCGCCGGCAACGGTGCCATAATGAAAAGCTGGTTGCGTATCAAGCCATGTGTCAGCCTTGGTCGCCATAGCACCGATATTCTTGCCACCTATTAGGCCGAACAATCCTTGCCCTATACCTGCGGCAATAGGCCCGGTGATGTACTCCCGCATGAAAAGGCGGGCAAGATCGCTGGCGAGTGCCGTCAGTGCATCAGATAAGCTCTTGACTTGAAAGACAGCATCCTCAAAGTTGCTGGCGAAACTCTGCCCCACTTGGTTGGCCATCTCAGCTAATTGCAACCGATCCAAGTCTTTCTTGTATTGTTGGATGAGCTGCCGCTGTGCCTCCATGTCATCGGCATACTCCTTCCGCACTGCCGTCTCGAAGCGAACGATATCGGCGGCCCGCTTGTGGCTTTCGGTGAGGCGGCCGATGATGGCGTATTCCTCTTGTACGCGGCGGCGTAACTTGTCGGTGACCGACGTGTCACGTGTGGCGGCCGGGGCAACTACTGTAGGTGCAACGCGCGAGGGCTCGGCCAACGGTTCGCCGAGCCATGCCTCGGCCTGGCGTGTCCAGGATTCCCGTTTTTGACGAGCAGCACGAGCCGGTGCTGTCGCAGCTTGCGCTCGCGTATACGAATCGAGTAGCCGTCGGATATATTCAGGTTGTTGATTGAGAGCTGATTCCAACCACGGCCCTCCCGCCAATGTTTTGCGTTGCTCCGGTGTTGGAGGTTTCTGGCCTCGCAGATATCCGCGATTGTATAATTCATCCCAATCTGGCCCGATAGTTTCTGGAAAGCGTGACTCAAAAGCCTCTCTCACGGACTTTTGCATGTCCTGCGTAAGAGCTTGCCATTGAGTCCATACTTGGGGCATGACTTCTGTGGGTCGTTGACCTTGTATGCCGCCGGTCCAATCGCGGACGTTTTGAGCGGCGTTCAGTAGTCCCAACACGCCTTCAATCTGCTCACGCAAGAAGTCGCCAATATCCTTGCCGAGCTTCTTCACGTTTTCACTATTGCGCACTGCCTGATCGTTGAATGATGTTAAGGCAGCAGTCACGGCTGGCATGACATTTTGGCCGACTTCCACGAGCACGTTCTTGAATCCCTGCCATGCCTGGCTGGCCTCAAATGCTATGGTATCCGTGGATTTGCCAAAGGCCTCTTGCGCCTGCCCGGTTGCGCTCAGCATGAACTCATAATCGCGGGCCATGCCTTCGGCGTCTTGCAAGGCAGCGGCGAAGCCGGTCATCGCCCGGACGTTCGGAATGATCGCGGCGATTTGCTCGGCGTTGGCGTTTTTCAGCTTGCCGAGGATGCCCAGCAACCCTTCGGACCTGAGCGTTGCGACGTTGATTTCAAGCCCGAACTGCTTGGCGGCCTCGGTCGCTTCCTCAGTGGGACTCAGGAATGTGTTGAGCACGCCACGCAGGGCGGTAGCGGCGATGTCCATCTGCAAACCAGCTCGCGTCATTGTCGCCAGGGCTGCGCCGACTTCCTCAAAACTGACGCCAGCGATTGCAGCAATAGAGGCGACGCGCCCGATCTGGTCGGCAAGCTCCTGATAGGTCAACTTACCCTTCTTGACAATGGCGAACATGACGTCTGAGACCTGCACGACTTGCTCGGCTTCCATACGATAGGCGTTGAGGATTGTCGTCAAGGCGTCGGCGGCAACGGCGGTCGTTGTGAAGCCGCCGCGAGCGGCTTTTGCCGCCGCTTGCAGGACTTGCATGGCTTTAGCCGGTGCGATAGAGGCCGACAGGATATCGTACATACCCTTTGCCAGCGTTTTGGTGCTCTCGCCGAACTGCACAGACATCTGGCGTATGCCCTGGCTGAAACGCTCAAGGGTAGGCAAGGCTCGCCCGGTGAGCATGGTATGCACCATCGCCATGCTGTGTTCGAAGTCGGCGGCGAACTTGATTGACGCGACACTCATGGCAGCGAACGCCATTGCTGCCCGGCGCGCCCAGCGCGTAGCGAACGCTCCAAGGTGACGGTTCGCGGATGCGGCGAAGGCGCGGAAGTGCGATTGGCTCCGTTGCATTGCTCTTCGCACGTTGCCGCTGAAATTGCGGACCTGAGCCGATGCGGCCTTCAAGCCATTCTTGAGGCCGCTGATCTCAGCTCTCACTTTGACTGTCAAGTCGCCCAGGTTCACGTTTTGCCTCTATTCTTTGCCAGCCACTTATCCAACGGGCCGGGCATCCCGGCGTCGTAGTATGCCTGCATCTCGTCGGACGTTGCCTCAGAAACAGGCAGGCCCTTGGCTTTGGCCTTGTCTAATTGCCGCTCGGTCGTTTCGGCCTTGCCGAACAGCCCGGTGATGATCAACTTCATCGCCACATCTGCCGGCGGCACGTCTTGGCGGTACTCAATCAACTCCCAAAGATACACCTGCATGTCAGGCACAAGTGTTTCGTCGATCTGCCACGCGGTCCAACCAAACTCACGACTGAACTGAAAGTAGATTTCGGCCCACGTCAGTTGCCGGCTGCCGCCTCCACCAGTGGCTCGGGTTCGGTAGGGTTTTTCTGCGTTCCAAACGTCTTGGTCACAACGCCGGTCATCAGCTCCATAAAGGCTGCGACTTCCATGTCGTCGGCCGATGCTTTGAGTGCGTCCTCTGCTTGGCTGCTATCGCATTGCACGCCCAGGGCTACGAACAAGTCCCTGAACTTGTCCATGTTGAGGTCGATTTTAGACAGGTCTTTGCCCCACTGCGTTTCCAGTTTGCGCAGCGTTCCGACCTTGACCACCAAGTCAATTTTCAGCCCGTTCGGTACGTTTTGTGTTGCTACATTTGCCATCGGTCGTCTCCTTTACTGTTCCACCAGTATTTGTCCCAGTCGTTCGTTGACCGGCCTATCGTCGTCTTGGATGGCGTGAAATTCTATATTAGCGGCCGTGAACGTATCGCTGGCGAACGCCAGGTCTATGCGGGCTGGCGTCAATGCCCTGTACAGAATCACGACAACCTTCTTGTCCGCCGCCGTGGTGTGCTCAAAGCGCAAGGCGAATATCGTTGTGTCGATAGATGCGTAGCCGAGATGTACCACATCGTAGCTATTGCCTGTGCCGTCAAAGCTCGCGGGGTTGTAGGACGGACTGCCGGAGATTGTCTCGATGCTGTCACCGGACAAACCCAGGGCAAGCCGCAGATGAGTAGTGTTGAACTCAGCCGACGCCGCACGCAGAATCATCGAGTCCTGCGTGCGGAAGCCTGTCGGCTCGTCATAGCTGGGCTCATCCGGCGGCAACGTCAAGCCGCTACGCTCTATATGCACGGTGACGGGGCCTGTTAAGTGCCCGACGTCCACGTTGTCGATATAGAGCGTGCCGCTACCGAGAACGACCGCATCCCTATCAACTGCCATGTCTACGCCTTCTGCACTTGTACCGCAATAAAGCCGAGCCGGTCACCGGCTGTCCGATCCGCATCAGCGAGCGACGTCCATTCGATGTCCTCGATAATGACGTCGCGCTCCGCAAATGGGATGTTGAGCACTCGATTGCTGACGGCCTGATACATGACGACGATGATCTTCTTGTCGGTATCCTGTGCGAGCTGGTGCTCAAAGCGCAGAGATACCTCGCTGACCGTCTTGTCGTCGCCGACGTGGATCACGTCAAAGCTATCGTCGGCCGCCGCCGAGTAGCTTGACGGATCGTAGTCGGGAAAGCTCTGTGACGCACCCACTGCCGTGCTAATGCCCAGTGCCAGCCGCATGTTGGCAGTCTTGATCTCGGCCAGCCTCGCCGTCAACCGAAAAACCTCGCCGGTCACGAACCGTTTAACGGATGCGTTCATATTCGACGGCCGGAAGTCGACGAACTCGGACTCTAAGGTGAGCACAACGTCGCCTTGCAGGTGCCCGACATCCACGTTGTTGAGGTACAAGTCGCCGCTACCCAGCGTAACTTGTGTGCTGTCCTTACCCATGATTCTTACCTTTCAAATGTCCAAAAAACCGCACGTACTGCGCTGCCATCGCTTTAATGTCATGGTGCTTTTCAGCAAAGCGCCTGCCGCCCACAGCCAGCCGCTCTTGCAATGTCGGGTCGCCGATCAGCCGGTCAATCTTTGCGATGATGTCGTCAATGTGGCGTTCGATCCAAAGCACATTTTCTCCGTCCACCAGCCGTTCGCCGTGAAAACCGACTTGAGTAGTCAAGACAGGCACGCCACACGCAAGGGCCTCGGTAATGACGTTAGAGCATCCTTCACTGAGACTTGGCAGCACCAGGCAATCAATGCCGTGGTAGAACTCACGCGGCATCTCTGCATGGCGCACTTTGTTCAGATGGTTCAGCCGTTTGCTGATTTCGATCCGCCCGAACATGCGGGTGGTAGCGCCTACCCAATAGCGGTAGCCCTTATGCGTCAGGCCTTGCTTGACGATGTTGCCTGCAAAGCCAACAGTGAATGCCCTGCCGGCAGGTTGTGGGGCAGGCTTGAATACTTCGAGATCAACGCCGTTGGCAATCAGCACAGCGTTCTCATTGACGCTTCGGGCTACGCTGTAGAGAGCGTCATTCGTTGCGATGATACCCCGGCAGCTTTGGAGCCATTCGTTGTAGCGGTCGGCGGCGTATTGCTCATTGACGACCATTCCCGCGCTGCGGCAAACCGCGTTGCTCAGGTCCTCCATCAGCGGCAGCGTATCAACGTTCTGTACGAGCACGAGATCGAAGTGCTTTGTCAGGCCAGCACCGATCATGGGTGGCACAACGGTGTGGTCCGTCACCTCATGGCAGACATTGCAGACGAGTTGAATATCGATCTTCGTCCATCGCAAAAAGCGGGCCACCTGCCAGCCATGCCAATGCGGGATGTACTCGTCTATCGTCTCGCCCCAAGACCAGTTGCTTGCATGGTCGATTGTTAACAGGGTTGGGCTCACGTTATTGCTCCCACACGATAAATTCGTAGCGGGCTTGCTGGTAGTAGCACTTGAGGTCGGCGTCGTACAGCTCAGGACCAAGGCCCTCCCAGAAGCATTTGAGCATATCATAGTCGTCGGCTGTGAAGGTCTGCTCGTGCAGCAGGGCCTCGATGCGGTCGAGGATGTCCACCCAAGCGCCGGCAGCCCACACGGTGAAGCCCATCAGGATGCGGCGAGGCTTGTATCCGACGCCAGAGATCACTGAGTAGGTGATGTACGGTGGTGTGGTATTCTCCGGCGGGAAGCTGTGATAAACGCCGTAAGGCGCAGTACCCGTCTTGCCCAGCAATGCACCGAGTTGACCGGCCCCGGCGTTCTGGGCGTCGGTACTCAAAATCGAGTAGACAGCTTCTTTCAGCGAAGCCATACGCTACGGCCCCCCCTCTACGCCTGCTTCGTCCTTGAGCGCCACCAAAAAAGAGTTGCGGTGCGCGTGCAGCGCTGGCATCAGGTAGGGATATGGCCGGGACTTGCTGGTGCCCAACTCGACGAAGACGCCGTACTCCGCACCGACGACGACGGACGCTTCGATGGCCTCGTTGGTGATGGTCGCATCTGTTGGCTGGATCGACTCGACAAGAACGTCGGTTTGTGTCTCAAAGCGGCCCCTGGCGTGTGGGTTACTGCCTCGATCATGCTGATCTGCGGCGTGCTTAGTAACCCTAACGGCCGTGTTTTCGCAGGCGCGGACTATGCCGCCAAGCATATCAGCTTGGGCGGCGATCATCCGGTTAAGGATGTGCTGCTGGCCCTCGATGTTCGGTTCTGTCGCCACTTCGACCACCTTGCTGCCTGTCGAGCACCGATTTGAATACGGCGTCGTACATGGCCGCTACCTTCCGAACATCGTGGTGCTGCTCGGCGAAGGCACGTCCATTGATCGACAGACGCTTTCTAAGGTCGGGTTCGGCGATGAGCCGTCGAATTGCTGTTACTATTTGCTCAGTCGTATGGGCACTTGGCCCAGTCAGGTCGCGCTCAATATACAGCACGTCGTGGCCATTTGTCAAGCGTTCTCCGTGAAATCCTACTTTGGTCATCACAACGGGCACGCCACATGCCAGGGCCTCGCTCACCACATTGGAGCACCCCTCGCCCTTACTCGGCAGGACCAAAACGTCGATTAGCTGGTAGAACTGCTCTGGCATGGCGTCGTGGGGAATCTGGTTGTGCTTGTGGAGTAGGTACTTGGGCTTCACATCGTCGCTGGTTGCCAGTTCGAGACTGGCCCGCACAAAGGCGTCCCAGCCCTTGTAGGTGCCGCCAGCACCCCACGTATTGCCTGCAAAGCCCATTGTGAAGGGCCTATCGTAGTTGGGGTTCGGTTCGCCCGGCTTGAAGTGGTCCAGGGGTACGCCGTTGGGGATCACGGTGACGTTCTCGTTGGCAGCCCGGCCGACAGTCGCCAAGGCGTCATTGGTGGCGATGACTGCCGCGACGCTCTTGATATCCTCAAAATACCGCTTTGGGTCGAGTTCAGGTATCATTTGTCAAACTCTCCTGGGAACAGCTTTATGGCGTTCAAATGCTGCACGATGACCGGGCCAACGGGCAAGCACCGCAGTATTCGTGGGTCCGGACAGACGACGATATCGGCCTCGATCAGCGGGGCGAACCCTTGGGCCGGGTAGCACACAATCTCGTGCTCGTAGCCCGGCATCGCTGCCGCCAACGCCCGCGCCCTGTTATCGTATGCCCAACCGGGTACGTCTGTCAACCATGCGATTCTTTCCATTGTGCGTAAACTTCCAGTATTTGAGCGGCCCGGTGCTGGATCATGTGCCGCTTCTGCACCAGCTTTTGGCCAGCGGGGGCGATGTACCTCCAGGCGTCACTGCCCAGGACGCGAGACAACTCAAACTTGTCGCTGGGGTCGTGCAGCTTGATGTACGTTTCGCCGTCTACAAGGCCGTAATCGGCACATCGTGGTGCTTCCGGCATCACCAAGCACGCGCCAGCATTCATCACTTCGATGCACTTGGCCGGGATACACACGTCCCAAGTACCAGCCGTCACATAGTACCGCGCGTTGCCGATGATATACTGGTAGCGGTCGGTGCTGATTGGGTAACGACACTGGTTATTCGTTGATGCGACGAGAATGCCGTCCCGTTCCTCATCTGCTATCTGTTGCAGGTTCTCCATGATGACGGTGCGCTGCGGATAACACGGGTAGCCAAAAGCCCCGGTTGAAACTGCCGTATAGAGCTTGTCGGCGATGTACGGTTTGGCTTCAAGCTCAAACCAGCCCATCGGAACCACTTGGCAGTCATAGGGCTTGCATAGCTCGGCAAGATGCGGGCGCGGATCGTGCAGGCTGAAAAGCACGTCCGGTTTGGTGCTGCGCAGCCAGAGTTCGAGCTGTCGCTCGTTGCCCTCCACGTCGTCGATGCAGCCATAGACGAAACTACCGAACGTAGGCAGTGGCCGTCGCAGCGGCGGGTCGAACGGCTGGCAATAGGTGATGTTGTGTGGGATATCAATAATCTGGTAGGGACGAATCCGGTCCAGTGAATTATCGTAATTGAACGCTCTTCCGACGAGCGTGGCGTTACCGAGCAGCTTAGGCAAGGCGATGCCCAGCGCTGTCTCCCACCATCGCCTCGCTCCAAGGCCCGGCAAGCTCATGCCGAAGCCCTCCTGCTTGTCGGGGCAATACTTATAGTAGCTGGCGACTGTAAGCATTTGCTTATCTCCTGTCGGTCATCCTTCTGGCAAAGTCATATCATCAGCCAATTGGCGGGTATAGGGCGCTGCGACCACCTCAAATGGCCTCATTCCCGTCAGCATTATCACGACCTTGTGGCGGCAATCCGACGGCACATAGTTGACGTATCGCAGGTACATGGCGATGATTACATCAGCATCGCGACTAGCAGCCACAATCACAGGAGTGTCCGGCGGCACGCAAAACGCGAGCTTGTGCTTGTGCTGCGACAGTTCGCTGCTCACGTGCCCCACAATCGCAGAGTAGGCCCACTCAGGGCCGTCAGCCAGCCACAGGATTTTCGCCATCGGCGTTTCTCTTTTGCTGAAGGAAGTCTTTGAATGGCCCGTCAAAGAAATCATAGTACACGCCGCCATGGTCGATGCGCATGCTGTCAAGTCTCAAGACCACATTGCCGACGTCAACGTCATTCTGCACCAGCCGGTCCGGCCACTTGACGCCTTGGCAGACCACAATATCAGCTTGAGCGCACAGCATTTTCCACAGACACGGTGGTACGGAATTGGACATCATCACCCGGTGCTCGTACTGCGGCATCGCCCGGCGCATAACCTGTACGCGGTTCTCATAGGCCCAGCCCTTGACGTCGGCAGTCCACAGAATTATCGGCTTATCAGTCATCAGTCATGTATCCAAGCTATGAGAGCATCGAGCGGGAAGTCGGTATCCTCAAGGCGCGCGCAGTACCGACGGTTGATCTGCATAATGGCATCCAAGATGTCGGCCAGCAAGATACACCCCCACTTCGGTAAACCGCTGCGACGAAAATACCGTATGTCGTCAATCATTATAGTATGGTTCTTGTTGTGGTGCTTGCCGATCTGCGTAAGCTCGTCGAGCAATGGGCACTTGCTGACGCCATTGCCAAGCTCTGGTTCGCCGGTAGACCAGTGCGCATCCAACCAGAAACATGCCTTGCCGTCGATGCCATGCAGTAGGTCCGGCAAAACCACTCTGCTGTCGCCCAAGAGTATTTGCACATTGGGCACGCTGATGAAGCGCTCGTTAGCCGCCCGCCAGGTATCGGGGTTGGCTTCGATGCTGAAAATGTCCGTGAAGCCGTGAGCGATAGCCAGTTGCACGCCCTCACCCTTTGCTGTGCCCGTCTCGATGAAGGTGTTGCAGTCATAGGCGTAGTGGTTAAGTAAGCGGGGTTTCAGAGTAGTCATGGCTTTCCTTGTTTGTGTACTGCCAGCACGTTTATGGTGCAGGCCTTGCTGTTATCCATCGCCTCGATGGTGTCCACAGTAATGTGCTGCTGCTTGCAAGTTTGCAGTTCATAGCCGCAGCGCAGCAGTGTGTCGGCGGCCAGGCAGCCAGGTTCACCCAATGTCAATTCTATAACAATGACAGGATGGAAGGTCTCTATCGAACCGACCATTCCGGGCAGCACGTGGTGCTCGGTGAAATCTACGTCAATCTTCACGAAGTCTAAGCGGTCGTGCCGCCAGGCTGAGTCAAACGTTGTGCACGATATGCAGTAATCATCATCTTCTTCACAACACCACCAGCAGACCGTTGCTGACGAATGATACGGCGGGCCTTCGGGTGTTATCCAAGCGATGCCGGCCTTTTCCATGAGAGCAAACGGCCACAGAGTTACGTTATCGCACGCATTTTCGCGCACGTGCTTGAGCAACCGCCGCATGAAACCATACTCCGGCTCGACAGCCACTACTTTACCGGTCGGCCCTACCATGCGGCTCATCGGTAACGTGAAACACCCGAAGTTCGCACCGATGTCGGCCACAACCATCCCCGGCTTGATGTACTGCTTGCACCATGCGACCATATCCAGATCATAGTAGCGGCCAGCCGCAATCTCATTGTCAACATTGCTCGGCAACCGCAGGTGCCACGTGAAGCCGTCAAACTCAACTGTCTTATGCTGCTGATCCATCAGATTTTATCCCCAACCATTGCCGAAAATCGTGCCAGCACTTGTCACACACGATGTAATATATTTCAGTCAGCTTGCCATCTGCATTATTGTCGTAAACCATTATGGTATGTCCACCAATACCAGATGTCGTTTCTATTAACTCTGCCCGTTTAGTACGGCCGATCTCGGTTGGACATCTATCGCAGATTAGTGTTTGCATCAGTCATCTCCTTGTAAATAGCAACGATATCTTTGGCTCGCTGTTCGATGCTGTGACGCTCCTGGACCATTCTCTGCCCGGCCGGGCCGATTTTTCGCCACGACTCATCGTCGTCGAGAATCATCGGTATTTGGTCGATGCACTCGATAGGGTAGTAGGTTTCCCACGGAACAAAACCGCTGGCTTCCATCATCGGCATATCCGGCGAGACGAGGCACGCACCGTAGTTGCAGACCTCATAGTACTTTGGCGGGATCTGTAGGTCATAGATGCCCCCGGAGAAGTAGTAACGAGTTGCCGCCAATGCCTCGTGATACTCCTTGTGGCTCATCCAAAACTCGTGGTCGGTTTGACTGCCGCTGAGTACGACATCGTCGCGCCCCAATGAATGCAGCAAGTGAAAGCTGTCATGGCGAAATGGATAGGTGCTCGGTGCAATCCTGCCGGTGCACATACCTTTCCAACCTCTGGCCGCCGTGCAAGTCGTGATGTTATGTGGGTTAAACCAAGGCAGGTAGACGACGCGGCAGCCATGCGACCCGCACTGATTCACAAGATTGGGCAGTGCTCCGAGTTGCGGCAGCTTTTCCAAGCGAAGCGGCGGGGCCAGCGGATATTGCAATGATATGATCAGATCGGGCTGTGCTCCAACCAAAAAATCCTCAAGCACGCCTTCCATGCCGATGTAGTCGCTGACGACTGACCACACGAAGCAATCGGGTCGGTCATGCGGTGGATCGAAGGCTTCAAGATAGGCCATATCAAAGTTGTCTGTAGGGGGGTCATAAGCAACCAGATCACGGTTGTCGCGGCCCCGCTTTCGGTGGCTCAGCACAAGCTCACAATCCAACAGGGTTGCGATGCGCTGCTGTAAGGCTATGCCTACCTCGTTTTGCCAGTACAGGCCGCCGCCTTGACCGACGCCGCCGAAGGTTGGATCGTCGTCACGCAATACTTTGTAGCAAGATAGAATTGAACTCATGTCATTGCGCGGATGATTTCAGCAATCTCACGCGCCCTCATTGCCATGCTGTGGTGTTTATGCACCATGCGCTGACCAGCTATGCCGATGCGACGCCACGATTCTTCATCTTCTATGACGCGGCCTATTTCGCCGGGCGTGTATCCGACTTGCATATAGGTTTCGCCGTCAATGAAGCCGCACGACTCCATCAGTGGCATGCCATGTGATACTAAGCACGCGCCATAATTACAAACCTCAAAGTATTTCGGTGGGATTTGAAAGTCATAGATGCCGCCGCTAATAAAGTACCGGCTGGTTCGCAGTCGCAGTTGATATTGCTCGTCGGTTAAGGCGAAGTCATCTGGCGACCGGCCGACAGAAACGACAATGTCATCGCGATGAAGGTTCGTCAAGTATGACGATGCCATGTAGCGGAACGGATAACTGCTCGTGACCTTGCCGGTGCACATTGCAGTAATCGGTTTTGGAATGGCCGCAACAGGTTGGTTGAGTTCATTGAACCACGGTAGGCTTATAGCGCGGCATCCGTGCGATTCGCATTGGCTTACCAAATCTGGGAGTACAACGCCGAAAGGCAGCCAGGGTAGCGTTTTTGGCGGGATGAGCGGATACTGCAAGCTGATGAGCAAGTCGGGTTCTGCCGCAGCTAACCATTGGTCCAGCGTGTTCTCCATACGAATGTAGTCGCTGAGTATCGACCAGACGAACGCGGCGGGCTTATGAGTTGGGAGGTCAAACAGTTGGACGTAAGCGACGTCGAAGTCCTTGTGGGGTGGGTCGTATGGTTGTACGTCGTAGCTGTCGCGGCCATGAGGCCGAACATGCAATTCAACTTGACCGCCGAGGTGCGCGGCAATTTCCTGTTGCAACCGAACCCCGACCACATCCGCCCACCAGCCGCCGCCTCCTTGACCAACGCCGCCATCCAGAATGACGTGTGGGTTTAAGACCTTGTAGCAGCTCAGTATACGATTCATGGTATGTACCTTTTGCGATTTCTTTTCTTATCTATTCGGTGGTGGCTCAGGGAGTTCTTCATTTTTGGTATTCGCCATGCGCGCTATGAGGGCCCGCTTGACTTGTGCAGGGTTGAATAGCACGGTGCCTTCAGCCTCAACACAGGGTAAGAGGTTGGCTTTCGCTTGACTTACCAGCCAATGGCGGCCGACACCTAACATGCGGGCCATAGTCCGCGCATTCACGATGTCTGGCTCTAGCGCTGGGCCAGACGGATGCGGAGCAGGCGGAGCAGGCGGAGCAGGCGGAGGTGGAGGCTTTGTGATCCCCTTTGGAGGGTACCTTGGAGGCTTGCATCGTGGTTCCATCATCTTTTAATTCCTCAACCGAAGTGCTTCTTCATCCACAGGTGCAGCATCAAGATAATCCACAACTCATGGCCGATGCTTGTGCGATTGCGCAGGTGGGCTTCGACGCGCTCCGCGACTCGGTCAGCCTGCAAGACGTCCCACGGCCAACACGGGTCAGTCATCATGGTCAATAGCATATCGACGCCGGTCTGCTCGCGGAACCACTCATTCATCGGCACTGAGAAGCCCCGCTTGGGTCGCAGCAGCACCCACGTCGGCAGTACATTTTGAAAAGCCTCGCGCAGGATGTACTTGCCGGTGTCGGCAAATACCTTCTGGTCGTCAGGTATCGCCAAGGCCAATTCGAGAACCTTATGGTCCAGGAACGGGCACCGCACCTCGACGGATGCAGCCATTGACGCCCGCTCCATTTTGACAATGATGTCGTTGGGCAGGTACGTCATCATATCCAGCCACATCCACTGGTTCAGCACGCCCTTGGCCGGGCAGTCCATCGCGTGATTCAGCAGCCAGACCCGCGTATTGAGTGCGTCCTTGACTTGCTCTTTGAATGGCTCGGCCAGCATTGCGTTGCGCTGCACCATCTGTATCGGCATCATCCAATTGGTATAGCCGACAACGCCGTGTCGCCTGTCGGCTACCCAGTATCGCTCGTAGCCGCCAAACGCCTCATCGCCGCCGTCGCCGCTCAAAGCTACAGTGATATACTTTTTGCTAGCTTCACAGAGCAGCATCGTCGGGATTGCCGAGTAGTCGCCGAAGGGCTGGTCGTATTGCGCCACGATGCGGTCGGCCATTACGGGCAGGCTCACCGACTCGCAGACGTGCTCGTGATGCACGGTGCCCAGCTCGTCGGCGAGCCGCTTGGCGTAGGGCAGCTCATTGTAGCGGTCGTCTTGAAAGCCCATGCTGAACGTGTGCAGCTCAGGCACAAGCTTGTTAGCTACGGTTGCGATAATGCTACTGTCGATGCCGCCGGACAAGTACACGCCAAGCGGCACATCGCTCTCCATGCGGCCCGCAACGGCCCGGTCAACGACATCTCGCACTACTATTGGGTTAATATCCAGGTAATTGCCGGGATCGAACTCGTGCCAACGCGCGATGGTAAATGAGCCTTCTGTGGGTCGATAGATTGCCATGCAGCCCGGCGACACGCACATTATGCCCTTGTATGCCGTTGCAGGTTCAGGCACGTACTGTAGGGACAGGTAATCGCACAGGCCGACTGGATTGATCTGCTTATCGACAAGAGGATGGACCAAAAGGGCCTTGATCTCGCTACCCGCCAGGAGCACGTTACGCTGCTCATCCCAGAAGTAGTAGAGCGGCTTCTTACCGATGCGGTCGCGCACCAAGTACAGCGCCTCTCTGGTGCGGTCCCACACGGCGAAGGCAAACATTCCTTCCAGCGTCGTCACGCAATCCGGCCCGTCGGCTTCCCAGGCGCGAGCCAATGCTTCGGTATCGCATTGGGTCTTGAACGGGCCGCCTGTCAGTGTGAGGTTGTGCCGCAGCCAGCGGTGATTGTAGATTTCGCCGTTGAACACCAGTGACGCGCCGCCGCGGTGCATGGGTTGTTTGCCGTGCTCGCGGTCCAGGATGGCCAGACGACGCATGCCAAGGTTGACGGCCCACTCATTGGAGCTGACGTTGAGGTAGCCTTGCCCGTCCGGACCTCGGTGCGTAATAGCCGCGGCCATTAGTTCGACCTTAGCCGAGCCGGGCTCAATAAAACAGCGGCTGCCCGCTTCTACTACGATGCCACACATGCCATATTCCTTTCAGGTCGGTCACTATCGTAGGCCCTCACGGATTCTATGTCAAGCCTGTCCTTCCGTGCGCTTCAGTCTGACGGTGCAATGGTCTTCGTGCCACCGAACGTAGTTGACGTAGTAAGCGGTGCCGTCTGCTCGGATAATCTGATCGTCGCCTTGAACGTCGATGTCTGGGGCGGCGTTGAACTGTGCCACGCTCTTTACGGCCAAGCCTTCTTCTTGTCGGCGGGTCCGGCCGCTGACAGGCTGCCAATCGCCCTGCACGGTCGCTACCTGTGCCCACGCACTCGTTGCGACGCCGCCGTCGTCGTAGCTGGGCGTGCGACGCTTGACCTCGATGCTCTCATACCAGTCGGCGAGAATTGCGTCGGTATCAGCAGTCAACGTAGCCTTGTTGCCTGCCGGTGTTGGTGTCAGGGCTACGCTCACACCGTCTCGCTCGGCTTCCTTGAGGAAGATCGACGTGTGGCCTTCATGTACTGCGACGTGGTCGACCGTCATATAGCTGCCGTCGGTCTGCACCAGCCTATCGCCTTCTTGCACGTCCAGGTTGCACGGGCCAATGACGTAGCCGGTGTTCGGCGCGACCAGCCCGGCCTCGGCGTACATCTGTTCGCCGCCTACGGGCTGCCAATCGCCCTCAAATGTCGCGACCTCAGCCCATGACTTGCTGGCGACGCCCGCTGCGCCATACGTTGTCGTTGCTCGCTGGATGCTCAGCGTCTCGGCCCAGTTGTCCAGAATGACCTCAGTGTCGCTGCACAGCACGCCGGTGTCGATTGCCCCGTATATCCGCAGCAGCGCCGTCAGGCTCTCGCCCACGGTCAAGCTCTCGGAAATCGCGGCTTCTGGCGTGAAATAGTTGCCGCTGACAGACTCCGCAATCGAGATGCTGTCATAGGCCGTAGCGGTCAGGAGCTGGAAGCCCTCAAACAGAGCCTCGCCTACAGTGAGATCGTCCACTACCGAGCCGTACAGAGCCGGGATCAGCCCGCTCGCGGACTCGCTCACAGAGATCGCATCGCTGATATTGGCGTACAAGACCGGGAGCAAGCCGCTGGCAGCCTCGGCTATGGCTATCGCGTCGTTGACGGATGCGGAGAGGGCGGCAGGGATGGAGCCGGTCAAACTCTCGGCTACTGTTATCGTGTCGTTGACGCTGGCAAAAAGGGCACCGCTGGTCGTCGCGCTCTCTGCGATGGACAAGGATTCACACAAGCTCGTATGCAGTAGCGGCAGCAAACCAACGGTGCTCTCGGTGATGCTGACAGAATCATTGACGTCAACTGTGAGAGCGGCAAGGGCCGGGATGGAAGCTGTGGCGCTCTCAGCGACCGTAGCCGTATCGCTGACAGCCGCATACAGCACCGGCAGTAATGCACTGACCGATTCGGCTACGGCAATGCTATCGTTAACCGTAGCCCCGATGGCGGCGGCTCCGGAGAGGGATTTGGTGACGCTTTCGGCGACTGTGCTGGTATCGCTGATTGACGCATAGAGGGCCGGTATTAGGCCACTGAGGCTTTCGGCAATCGACAAGGTGTCTACGACGGTGGCCGATAGTTTCCCGGCTGTGGCAAGGCTCTCGGCAATGCTCACGGTGTCATTAACTGCACCGTACAGAACTGGCAGCAAACCGGCGAGGCTTTCAGCGATGGAGAGCGTGTCGACTACTTCGGCAGACAGCGATCCGGTTGCTGCGAGGTCTTCTGCAACGCTGATGGTATCAACTACGCTGGCCTCAAGTTGCCCGGCGGCTTCAACGGACTCAGCAATGCTGATCGTGTCAACGACGGAGGCGTATAAGACGGGAATGTGGCCGGTAAGCGACTC